ATTGAATCACACTGGGACCCAGACGGGTCCATACCAGCAGACGCAAACCCTCGAGAGGAGTATGAACTCTGGCAGGACTTTGCAAGGACACACCCTCAGGACTGGAAAGGAACCGAGTTCCGCCTGCAGGACTTCAGGGATTACATCAGAGACATAGTGGAGCTAGGCCGTTATGACTGACCTTGAAGATCTAAAGAGCGTATCTCTGGTTTTCAAGGAGGTCGATGAGGAGCGAGACATACTGGTCTTTGAACAGGACGGTGAAGAAGTGGCTACACGTGATGTCGTGTCCCTAATATGCGACACGTTCAACATGACCACCAAGGAGTTCGCTGAGTCCATCAAGATCCCAGTCAGGACTGTCGAGGGATGGAGGGCTGGTAAGCCCCCGGCATCCCTAGCCAAGATGCGGATCAATCGATGGATCGGCAATCAGATCTCTGGGTCTGCGTCTGGCTCACGCTCCTTGAGCGCATCAGCGTAGAGATTCTGGAATGCGAAGTAGAGATCCTGAACTGCTGCAAGTCTTCCTGCGAAGTAGTGCCGTTGTTCAGAAGTCAAGCCGGGTCCGGTTACATTACCGGACTCGGCCTTCATTATCTCATTCAGGATCGTGTCGATGCCACGCCTGACTGGATGTTCTTCCTGCATCGAGAAAGCCTCGAGCAGCCATTGTTCGTAACCTTGGAACCTGTATTCGTTATGCATTTGGATTCACACCTATCCTGCCTATCTGAGCGTTCTGCTGTTGAGTCACGCTCATCTGCAGGTTCTGAGCAAATGTCTGGACAAGCTGTGCGAACTGCTCGTCTTCCTGCATCTGCTGTTGATATTTCGGGTTGCCTTGAATGATCTGTTGAATGAACTGCATCTTGATGCCTGCAGACGGATCGTTCTCGACAAACTTAGGCTGATTACCAAGTGACATCAAGGCCACTTGATTGTTCATGTCATCAAACATCTGCTGCGATGCTTCTGCCTGTTCCACCACCAGCTCGTCTGCCAGTGTTGGATCGATGACCTGCAGCTTCTTACGGATCAGTCTGGTCCTGTCCACGATGCCCATCGTGTCCTCTGGAAGGACGAATTGACTGATCGCCTGCAGCTTCTTCTGGACAAACTCATTGTCGAGTTCCCTGACATCAAAGTGCAACGTGAAGTTGTATTTCTTAGGGTCTCGAGGCAGTGGCATGTTAGTGCCAGTCACCAGAGCAAAACGATCATCCGTGTCGAAGACCTGAGTCAGGTCCCAGATCCTGCCGATCACACAACTCATGTGCCTGAGCCAGCGATGCACGTAGGCCTGCTGCCTGAGTTGTGTCTCTACTGGAGGTATGGCCGCATTGGGTCTGCCAAAGTAACGGTCTGTTCTGAGCTGGATATGATCCATCAGGGTGAAGGCTAGGTCTGCGCCTCTGCGAGGTGCTTCCATCCATCCAATGTCACCGGGCCTCTGTTCCGATACCTGAACGCCGGGGCCAACCTTGATCCGTTGACCATACCGCAAAGGAACCTTGAGCGGAGGCAGCGTGTCAAAGCTCGAGCGGTCAAAGACCATATCTGCCTGAGCCTTGTATTCTGCCTGCCACGTGCGAACGATCTCCGATACACCACGTGACTCAATCGGGCTCCTTCTGGTTCGCTCACGGGTAAACGTCTCAAACGGGTAAGTATCCCCAGCCTCTGTCACCAGCTTGTGCTCGGCAAACATTTCCTCACCACGGGCATTCTTTTCCATATAAGGGGAAAAAACTGTCATGTAGATCCCGGGGTTCCCGTTCTCTGTCACCCTGCGGCTGTAGGCATGAATGACCTCGATCAAGTTGGTCTTGTCGTCCAGTCGCTCTGTGCTACCCAGCACCGGGCTCAGGCCCTGATCCCATACCTGAGAACTCTGGCCTGCGGTCTTCTTGACTTCTTCTACCCACTGCTTGTCCCACTCGCCACTGGCAGCCTTCGCCTCCAGCTCTGCTAGGGTGTAATACTCACGGCGGAATATCGCACGGGCTCTCTGCAGGTCCGTTGTCTCAGGCGGGAACAAGACCTCGTGATACGGTCTCAGTGCCACGATGCGAGCCTGATTCTTAACCATATCAGGCAGATCAAAGGTGGTCTCACCTTTCTCGACAATCTCTCGAATGTGTTTGAGTGCCTTGGTTCTTGTCAGTCCTTCATTGCTGGCGACCAGTAGGTCAGCAATGTATTCTTGCTCGTCTTGCAGCGCAGCGGTCAGAGCATCGACCTGTTGGGGGGCATTGACTCCTAGGAAGCCGGAGAGAGTTTGGAGGTTAATCGTCCGAGGGGTCTGGGCATAGGATCTATCCCAGATCACGTGAAGAACGCTCCAACCATACTGCGCTGCGTATTCTGCGTGTAACTCCAGCTCTTCTTCCCAGCCGGGTTGCATCAAAGTCGAAAGCATCCACCTCAAGTAAAGACCCACAGCAGACGCCGCCTTGTGGTCAGACGATTCTATGCCTGCCACATTCAGTGCAGCCCTGCTGATGGCAGAGGTGCTAAGGTTCACCATAAAAGAACAGACCTCGTCAGATAGCCTGATCCTAGTGTCACTGGCCCCTTCCCACGGGAATGGTTGCCGACCTAGGTCCTTCGCATGTTTCTTACCGTCCCGGCTCTGCCCGGTCCACGTAGCAAAACGGGTCTCGTCAGACTCCCTGACACGGTAGGTTATCCTGTCATCACTGAATGCCCTGCGGTATTCGGTGCAGAGTTGGTTGATGTTAGGGTCTGTGTTGACCTGCAAGCGGTCGTCTATGCTCGTGTTCATTAGTAGCTCAAAGCGTCAGTTGTATATTGGGCCTGCCTCGAAACGTAAATCGGGTCCATCAAAATCAAATATCTCAGAGCATCCACCGGGTCCTTGCTCGCTCCTTTATCACCATCATTACCAGTCCACGTCTTCAGACTGTAGATCAGGTTCTGGCATTCCTCGGACACATACAGCCTAGGCTCATTTAGGATGCTCACCTCTCTGCTCATGTCGTAGGCAAACAAGTTATTGACCAAAGCACAGCTCTCGTCAATGTGGGCCATTGCTGAAGGCACAAACAAAAGACCGTCCTTCACGATCTCTCCGCCTGCGCCCCTGTCAGGATTTGCCAGTAAGTCAATCAGACTCTGGTTGTGTTCCTTCTGTCCGATCACCGCAGTCCTGCCAGCCCGGGGATCTATGTATCTCTCATGAATGCCACCATCAGAGATCTCCAGCTCCCTGATGAGCTGCTTATACTGCTGAATGTTCCTCCCGCAGTCAGCCGTCTGTGCTGGCCCCTTTTTACCGTCCAGCTTCTCACTCGGAACGGCCCACTCTCCGTAGTTGGCCTTATCAGGCCACTCCCTGTAAACAAAAGTCCTGCCCAGATCGTCTACCTTTGCCCACAACATATACCAGTTGCGGTCTCCCGGCGTTGGATCGACCACCATATAGTTGGTCCCGTCCTTGGGGATCTGGTCCTTCGCAATAATGTTCCTATCGGTGAACCTCGGGAACTTACCCACTACAGGGTTGCTGACATACCCATAGGCCCTGATCTCTCGCTCTTCCCTAGTCCTACCCCTGAGCGTCTGCTCCATCCGGTCAAACGGGCTGTAGGGATTCCACTCCGAGAAGAACCAGAAGATCTTCCCAGACCCACTACGTGTCCTGCCCTTATACGGCATGTGACCATTGGGAACTCCATCAATCGAACTCTCATCCCCAATCAACTTAGCCTCTCGAGTCTCCTCGATGATGGCTCCCTCCATAGCATCCTTCACGGTGCTGGTGAACCCCTCAATTGGAGTGAAGGTCACGACCATCTTGCCCTTACGTGAGATGAGACGGTATCTCAGAGTCTGAATCCACGCCATAGGGACCAGCTCATCACACCAGATCAAGTCCAGCTCAGTTCCCTCCATCGAGCTGAGTTCCTGAGAATAATTCTTGAACCAGCACTGGCTCCCATTCGGAGCCACAAAGGTCTTGTTGCTAAACCCGTTCTTCTGGCTAAAGCCTATGTTCACCACAGACCTCTGCCCTGTCCTCTGTTCCTTCCAAGGCAGCGGCAGATACTCATGCACATACGGCTGCTGGACCTGCACAGAGCTATCGTGTGTGCTATGACAACACCACACAGCACTCCTGTGCTTGTTAGCCAGCGTCCTGACAACCCTAGAGGCCATATACCTCGACTTGCCCCCACGATTACCACCAAAAATGTAGACGATGTCTACCTTGGGGTCCTCGAGGGCCTCATCAGCATCTTTCCAGTGCCTGAACAGACCCGTGGTATTGTGCCAGTCACTGCCGTAGTTGAACGGATCAGCCTTCTCGAGCCTGATCAGCTCCTCTCTCTTCAGGTAGTAATCCTGCAGCACACCCTCAGAGGCCATAGCCTCTGCCTCTTCCCTGCTAGGAACAGGGTAGACTGGGTGCTGCGTCCAATTCATTCCCAGCGATCCAACTGCTTTGGAGAGCCCACACAGACAAGCTTGCCCGTCCCCTGCTCCACCCAGACAGGAATCTTCAACCCCTTCTGGAACTCCCTGTTGTCCGATACCCTCACAAGCCCAAGATCCGTCTCCAGTAGACGCATATTAAACGGCCTGCCCTTCACAGTGGCCTCCCTAGGCTCCCTGCCAGCCTTCCAGCGGAGTTCCGCTGTATCTAGCCCAGTTCGCCTCTTAGCCCTCCTGCCACGCTTCCTAGGGCTCTTCTTCGCACCTTCAGCCTCGCTCATAAATCATCAATGGCGTTGTAACTGTCAATCGACCAGTCAACCTGCAGCCAGCCCCCACGATCCCTGATCACCCAGTTCTCGACCCGGTGCTCCAAGTTCAGGTCCAGCTTGTCCCGCAGTTCCTCAACAAACGCCCACAGATAGCCCCTGAGACGCTCCCTAAGGACCTCAGGGCTCTCAGGCAGGCTCATATAGCTATACGGCGTCATATCGGCTAGGAACCAGCTCCTGAACCGCCATATGCGCTCAAAATCAATACCATCAAGGACCATCTGAATCTGCGCTTCCATTGCAGGGGCCTTGCCGAAATAGCCAGTGTTAGGCTCGATTAATGTAGGCCCACTAGGGGCATCGCTCTTCTGCGTATACATATTGCTCATCTATTTTACGAGGGGAGATCCGCAACGATATGACAATAAATCGCTTGCGTCTGACCCCCTCCCCCCATCTAGCCCGTTATTCTTCGCACAATATCTATTATGTTTATAAGTGTCAATGTGTCTCACCGACACTAACCACCTCTGCTTCAATGACTTGCTTGGGCTTACAGTTCTTGATCAGCTTAGTAAGCACCTCTTCTGACAAGTTAACGGTCTCGTGTCTAATAGTTGTCGAAGGTTTGCCCAGTAATGTCTCAACTTTGTCGATGAGGATCCCTACTGTGACGGGTAAAGTCTGGGGCTTCAGCTCTCCTGTCTTCAGTGCGTCACCGAGCTTCTCCAGTGCGGTGTCTCTGGTCTTCACAAGCTCTTGCAGGAAAGCCTCTTGAGCTTTGGGATCTCTCTCAGCTTTCTCGACCATAGTCACGGCTAGCTGCCGTGATATACCGAACACCTCTACCAGTGTATCTACACCGAATCCCTTCTTAGCTGCCTTGAGGATACTGTCGTATCGTTCAGGGTCCTGCTTCTTCAGTCCAGAGCCAGTGTATCGCTTGATACCACTGGCCTCTAGGTCTGGGTTCCACTTCGTTTTGACTCCCATAACAATGGATGATGGCTGGTTAAATGTAACTACATTCTGCCAGCCGCCCATCCAATTATATGTAGTGTAGGCAGTAAAGCAAGCCTTTTCAAAATGCTAGGGTGAAGGCACAAAAAAACGCCCTCTGAGGGACTAAGCTCAGAAGGCGTTCTCACTAACAGAAAGATAAAACCTATGCTGGTTATATTAATGACACAGACTGTGAGCCTGTGCAAGTGTTAATTTATCGGTCGTAGAGTGTGCCTGACCAGTCTGCCTTGACTCTGTCTATGCCGTCTCCATTGAGCCTGATGAACAGGTCTGAGGAGGCCAGTGAGGCTGCCTTGAAGGATGCGTAGGACTCTGGTCCGATCTCTGTTAGGACTACGCCGTCTCGGAACTTAGAGAACGGCCCTCTGAACTGCTCGAGTTGCCATCTGCCTTCCCCTTCGTAGTCCCTGTAGATGGCGATGAGCATCATGTCTGTGGATGGATGAGACCAGCTTGCGAATACATACTGATCTCCGATCTCTAGGAGGTTCTGCTCCTTGAGGCCTTTGGCCTCTGCTTCGATGTGTTTGTTCATGATTTTGTGGGGTCTGGGTGTATGGTGAAATCTTGTATGGGAATGTGGACCACGATCCCCATATCCTGAGAGTCTCCTCGGTCTGCTCTGCCTCCGATCCTCCAGTCCTCGAAGGGCTGCAGCATGTCTATGCTACCCAGAGCGTCTGTCCACTGGACCCACAGGGACGTGGTGATGTATTGGTTGATCTGGCAGTGGTTGGCTGCATTGATGAACTTCTCGAGGCACAGCATGAACGTGGGGTATTGATTGACAGGATTGGTCCTGCACTTCACCTCGATGAGCTGAGTGACCTGACCCTGCCGGGTTGCTGCGTAGTCAAAGCAATGCCTAGGCGGCAGAGCTGTGAGAGGCTGCTTGAGCAACATCTCGATCTTGACCTTGACTATCTCCTGATTGGCTCTGTCTGCGCTCGTCTCGTATACTGGTCTCATAGTGCTTGACTGCTGCTAGGATGTTGCCTCTGAACTCGTAGATGCTCCCATCGTTGGTGACCTGATAATCAGGGATGATATCGTCTACGCTGGTCTCGGAAGTGTGTGTGTCTGAGGTATCTGAACGTGGGCTGGTGATCCCTATGAC